GTCTGTAAATAATATTAGTATTAGGATCTACTTCTTCCCCGTCAATATTACCGCTACTTCCAGATTCTACAGGAGTAGGGCTGGGAGTAGAAACACCTGTTTCACCTGAACCTTCAGAAGAGCCACCACCGCCACCGCCATCGTCACTGTTATCTGTACTTTTTACAATCTCTTTTTCAGGGGGCGGTATTACAGGTTCTGGAATTTCCTCTTCAAAATCATCTTCATATGTAATATCTACTTCGCTTTCTATAGGGTCTTGCTCATCCACAATAGGTGTAACGTCTGTTACAGGCGGTTTTGCTGCTGCTTCTTCTGCTTCTTTAATTTTTAGTGCGTCTGCTGTTTCTCTAGCAACCTTAGCTTTTTCTAATCTTATCCTGTTTCTTTCTTTACGCGCAGCATCTTCTGCTTGGTATGCTTGGAAAGCCGCAGCTTTCTCTGCTTGATAGGTTCTTTCTTCCGCACTTCTTATTTCTTTCTCTTCACTAGCGGCTTTGTCCTGCATACCTTTAGCTACGTTAGCTGCAATTCTTTTTTCATTTAACTCTTGTTTTTCGGCTGCTTCCGCTTTTCTAATTTTTTCTAGATAGTACCTAGAGGCAGAAGACTTTCTACCTCTGTTCTTAATCATGGCTTCCTTGTAACGCCCCTCATAGTCATCTATAGCACTTGTGTAGGAAGAGGGTGTATTTAAAGCTTCCTGTGCTGCATTACTAGCGTTCTCTGCCTCAGTTGTAGCACTGCTTGCCGCTGCTACTTCTTCTGATTCAGCATAAGGATTAAAAGTAAAGTCTACTGTAGATTCTTGTTCTTCTTCTTCTAGATTACTAGCAGATACAGAAGCAGCAATACTATTGATATAAGGGTTAAAGTCTGGTGTTGCACCTGTAGTTGAGCCTCCTCCTGTGCCTGTAGGTATCATAGAATTAGCTGCTGCCATAGCAGTACCCATAGGAGTTGCTCCTAATACCACCTGAAATTGACCTGTGTTAAGCTTACCAGCGTTTGTTACAAACTGATCTATAGTCATTCCGTTAGTTCCCGGAATAGGGATTCTACCAATAGGAAGGCCTGCAACTAAAGCAGCTTGTAAAGGATCTCCTCCTAAAACAGCAGATACTGTAGCAGCAGTAGCCATGGTAGCAACTGCTGTACTAGCCACAGCAGCATTTACAGCAGCAGGAACAGCAGTGGCTAACGCCATGTTGGCTGCCGTAAGGCCTGCTTCTACTACTGGCCCTAATAGCATGGTAAGAGCTACTGCCTTAGCTATATCTACTCCAATACTTTTTATTGAAGGATCTTTAGACTCAAAAGTTCTTATTTCACTAAAACTAAATGGATCATAAAGATAAGTAGAACCATCCTTAGTCTGTCTAACAGGCTTAACATCATACTTGTGGTACAACGCCTGCAACATAGGGTCACTGCTATAAGATTCCATTAAAGCATCTTGATAGCTTAAACCTTTAGTGGCTTGTAAGTAAGAAACTTGATCTTTAAGTATAGGTTCTACAAGAGAATGGAATTGTTGAAGATTAGAGTCTGAGGAGCTAGAGTGTGTGTCTAAGTTACCACCAAAGTCAGAACGGTTAAAAGATTGTTCTTTAGCTACAACATTGTAACCGTAAAAAGAACTTAAAGCTGCTGATAGTTCCTCTGTAGAAGTTAAATCTTTTACAGCAGAATAGGCTTGTTGGGTTTTATCTACAGTAGGTTTTGACCCAAAGCCGCTTAAATAGGCTGGGGTATCTGCAACAAAGCCACGGTACTCTTGTTCATTAAGTATGCGAGTAGGGCTATAGTCTACTTGGCCTCCACCTACACCGCCTTCGCCGCCAATAATATCTATATCAACCAAGTACCCTGTGTCTGTAAACGCTTTTTCAAAAGCAGTGTCGTAGAAGTTATCTACTTCATCTCCATCATTAATAGCCGCATAGTCAGCGCCACCGGCTAAAGTATCACGGTATTCAAGGAAAGGGTTAGCAAGGGAGGAAAAAGACTCAGCCATTATTTACCCCAAGTAGACATGGTTTTAATACCAAAACTTGCAGCTATAGCACCACCTAGGAAGGCTTTGTAGTAATCAGGCATAGTAGACAATACAATAAATCCTTGTTCAACGTAGGGGACCATAGACGGCACAAAAGCACCTATCAATGGCAAACTTAAAACTACAGCAAACCATTCATCTTTCCATGAGGTTTGTGAGGCAGCAGCTTGTTGAGTTTCCCAATCACCGTCATTTGTAATACGGCGTAGCTTGGATTCATGTATTGCTTGCTTTTCGGAAGCTTTATTTTTAAGGAAAGTACCAGCTAAGTTAGCTATAGGGCCAATTAGAGACTGTAACATTTACACTCCTTAAAGATAAAGCTAAGGGGCTACCTAAGTAACCCCCAGCTAAACGATTGTTACTTAGGAACAACCAAGGTAATACCAGATTCAGGACGGAGTACAGCTTTACCGTACAATGTGTCTGAAGTAAACAAGTTAGCAAGGAATTCTTGCTTGTACTGTGTTTGTGATCTAACGCCTTGCTGTTCTGCAAGTGTCAATGCATCACGGTGTAGTAAGAGAGCACCTAAGCTATCTACAGTAGAAGCACCGTTAGCAGCAGCCGTTTCAACTACAGGGCAGTTAGTACTTACAAAGATACCAATACCGTATAGTTCACCGATCTGTCCACCTGTTACTTTGCCGTTGTTAACAAAGTCAGAGCTAACGTAGCGATCAATACCCATGATCGTGTTACGAACTGAAGGAGGAATGATAAAGCTACGTCCGTCCATAGGTACGTCTTCGTCATCTAGCTTCTGGATTAGTGCTCTAAAGCCACCGTCAGTAAAGATGTCAGCAGGAACAACAGTATCAGCTACATAAGTAGTTAGTGCAGCAGCACCGTTGTTAATGAAGAAAGTACCACCGTTGTTTAGGTAAGTAGTACTAGAAGTACCAGCAGAACCTAGACCAGTAGCCAAGCCGTGTAGATCTGTGTCTACTTGCTTTGCAAGAGCGTAGCCAGCGTCCTCTGTGTAAAACTGACGCAAAGAAGACAACGCTTGTACCTCTGTAATGTCTTCAATTAAACGTGAGTATTCAAAGTGACGGTTAATGGATACCTGTACTTCACCTTCTGTGCTTGCCTGTACTGTTACAGCGGTCTTAGCTGCTTTAACATGGGCATCACCACGGACAGGCTTAGGTACATGGATTGTGTCGCCTTTCTTGCCTGACATAGACATCTTCTTGACTAGGTTAGCCAATACAAGATTTTTTTGGTATGCAGCAATAATCTCGTCACTCCAGATTTCTGGAATAAAAGTTGCTGCGCTAGTGTTGTCAACGAACCCGCCGGTTGCGGGATATACGGAATCAGTCATAATAAATATCTCCTAAGATATAAGGTTATCTGACCCTTTTCTCTTTGTACGCCAGCATAATTTCTGGTTGTAATGCAGCGTACCGATTAGGGTCTGTTTTCATAAGGTTAATAATGTCTGCGCGTCTATAGATTTTTTTAGGAGAGGATTCAGAGCTACCACGGGCATTGCCTGTACTAGCCGACTTAACTGCTTGTTTACGAGCCTTCTGTTCAACCTGTGCAGTCTGTTGGACTACGTTCTGCCGTTCTTTCCAAAGGCTAAATAACTCATCGGCGGCTTCATGGTCATACTTCTGGTCTGCGTCTACAAACAATCTAGTTCTAATTTTAGAAGCTTGAATCCACTCAGCAAACTTAGCATCCTTCAAGATAACTTCCAAATCAGGATGTTTATCTTTTAGTTGCGCCATAGCTGTACTGTGACGATACTGTGTTGTGACAGCCTCTGCTTCTTTGATTTTAGGATGATTTAGAATCGCCCTATTCATAGCCGCATCAGGATCTGTAAAAAAATCTATTTCTTCGACTTCTGAGGGTGCTTGTTGTTCTGGTGTGAGTTGTGTCTGTATGTAACTATCTACAACTTTACGCAGTTCACCTACTTCAGAACTCTGTCGGCCCAGTAGCTTCTCAGCTTCCTGATGCATCTGTACAAGTTCTTCAGCAGATTTATTTTGATATTTATCTGGGATAGAAGGTTCCTGTGGTTCAGGAGTTACCTCTTGTTTCTCATCAAACATATCTAATTGATCTGTTGACTCTGCGTCTTGACGCTCACTTTCTATTATTCTAGCCATTATTAACTCCGTACCTTAGTATTGTGGAGAACTTTAGTATAACGGAAGGGTTAAATACCTTGTTTCCGTTCGTATGCTATTTGCTGCTTCCTACGTTTAGCCCATTTGTCATGTGCATCGGGAAAATCCCCAGTAATACCTTCCAAACGAGATCTCACAGGAGAAACAATTCGCTTTGCGTCCAAGCCACAACTGCACCTAGAAGTTGTGACATCGGACTTTACTAAATCTTCAAACTTATGCCCACAGGGGCATCTGAAATCAAATAACCTCATCTTCAGCTTCTTCAGAGTCATCTGTTTCTGCTTGTTCTTTGGCATTATCAATCTGTGTTTCAAGATTAAAAAGTGTTGAAAGAATTGCTAATTGTCCTTTGCGGAAATACAAGTTATTAGCATCTTCTGTTAACTCTATTGAGTTGATCTGATTAACATTACTCTGTAAATCAGAGTTTAGCTGTTTCCAGCCTTCTGACCTAAACATCGCAAAGTAATTATTAAAATATGTTTCTA